AATGCCTACGGTGATACTGGTTTTAAACAAGTATCTAATTTTACAAGTACATCTACTGCATCAATAGGTACTTATTTACGTACTGATTCTTCTGTTCAGGGTGCAGATATGGGTGCTGGAACTACAAATAACGCATCTGAGGGAATGCTGATCTATAGTTCTTTTGCTGGTACTACATATTATGGATGTGCATTGGGTTCATCTTTAATTGGTAGCGGAGACAGCAATTCTGATTCGAGAGGTTTTTATACTGTAGTAAGAGATAGCGGTGTTCAACGACAACATAAAAGAGGTAATGTAACTATTAATACTTCAGAAACAGAAGCGGTAGGTACAATTTCAGATGTAAACATTTATGTTGGTGCAGGTAATCCAACAAATCCAGTCCCATCAAATGTATATTCTGATAGAGAAACTGCATTTGCTTTTATTGGAGATAAATTAACACAAACTGAAATAGACAACTTCTACACAGCAGTACAGACATTCCAAACTGCACTAAGCAGAAACGTATAATATGAAACTAACAGACATAACACAAGCAGAATATCCTAAATATGTAGGACTTTTGACAGAGGTACAGAAAGATGAATTAGTAGGGCAGCTTTACACTGATGACAGCTACTTCAATCCTATCCAAGATGCGGATGATAATTGGATTATCTCAACTGAGGAAATGAACTTCTGTACAAACGTACAATTTATGTGGGTGAAAGATTTGGATTTGATACCTTACAATCCTAAACCTACCCCTCCATTCCCTCCTATAGATTAAGAGGTAAAATATTAACTTTACAAAGGCCGGGTGACTGGCCTTTTTTTGAATAAAAACATGGCAAATAAAGAAGCAGTATTTTCGCTAAGGGTTGACACAGGCAGCTCAGTTCAGGATGTTCAGAACTTTGACAAGGCAATCAACAATCTGAACAAGGATGTACAGAATGTACAGAACACTGCCAAGCAAGGCGCAGGACTTGAGGATTTTGATCAGCGTATGTCCGAACTCAATGCCAGGGTAGAAGCAGGAGGTCTGACAATGCGTGAGCTGACTCAAGCCATGAAGCAATATCAGACTATTGCTGCTCAGGCAGGAGCTGAATCACCTGTAGGGAAACAGGCTCTTGAATCTGCTGCTGCATTAAAGGATGAGATCGGAGATCTAAAGGCTGCGACTGAGGCACTATCCTCTGACTTCGTTGGACTTGATACTACACTTGCAGGGATAGAAACAGGAGCAGCTGTATTTGAAGGATTCCAGAGCGCAATGGCTTTGACTGGAGTAGAGAGTGAGGCACTGATTCAGACCATGGTCAAGCTACAAGCTACTCAGGGACTTGTCAACGCAGTAAATACTATAGCAAAGAATCTAAACTCAGATGCGATCCTTGGGATCCAGTTAAGGAATGCAGCTGAGAAGATCAAGACTGCACTCACTGTTGAGAACACAGTAGCTACAGGAGCGAATGCAGGAGCAACTGTTGCCATGACCACAGCACAGAAAGCTGCAACGATAGCAACGAACCTTGGGACTCTTGCAATGAAAGCACTCAATGCAGTGATCAAGGCGAATCCTATTTTCTTATTGATAGGTGCACTTGCTGCTGTGGCAGGAGCATTGATTGCATTCGGTGATAATTCTGATGAGGCTGCGGAATCAAATGAAAGATTTACAAAAAGTTTAGAGCGCACAAGAAAAGCCTCTGATGATTCATTAGCTGCATTACAGAAACATCTTGACCAGAGAATAAAACTCATGGAAGCTGAGGGCAAATCAGATCATGAACTTGCACAAGAGCAATTAAAAAATATTAAGATAGTTGCCCAGGCAAAACAAGATGAACGTATCAAAGAGCAATATCGCTTTCAAAACCTTACACAACGATACAAGCAAATGCTTGATCAAGGCAATGAAGATGAAGCATCGGCAATCAAAGAGCAATTAACTCAATCACGCGAGAGATATGTTGCACTTGGTAAACAGGCTAAAGATCACTATGCAGATATCAAGTTCCAACGTGAACTGGATGCAGCTGAGAACAGAAAGAAAGTAGCAGAGAATGCCAAGAAGGTAGCCGACAATGCAGAGAAGGTGCAGAAGGAACAAGCTGAGAAGGCAAGAGAAGCAGGAAAGAAAGCAGCTGAGCAGCGCAAGGAAGATTTGAAAAAGATTCAGGAAGCTGAGAAGGAATTTAATCGCAGCATGCTATCAGATAAGGAACAGGAGATCCTTGCAGAACAGGATAAGTATCTTGAATTAATGAAGCTCGGGACCAAGCATGGATATGACACAACGAATCTCCGACTTGCTTTAAAGAATGCAATCAATGATATTGAGGCAAAGTATGCACAGCAGGAACTTGACCTCATTGATAAGACAAACAAAGAGAAGCAAGAGAAAGATCGCGAAGAGTACAACCGAAAAGAAGCATTGCGCAGACAAGAGATCGCAGATGAGGAGGCATTCTATGATACATACAACGCAGCACTGTTGACTCAGCAACAAACTGAGGAGCTTGCTGTAACCGATAAGTATTTTGCTTTAATAGAACAGGCTAAAAAATACGGCCTTGATGTGACAGCTCTGGAGGAGAAGCAACAGAAAGAACTCCAGGAGATCCGCAATAAATATGATGCTGAGAATCTACAAAAGAAAATTGATATCGGTCAACAGATCCTCAGTGATATCAGTGCTTTGAATTCTGCCATTGCAGACATTGAGAATGCAAGGCTCCAGGAACTACAGAATCAAACGGATGCACAGCTTGCCTCATTAGATCAGGCGCAACAGCAGGAACTAAACAGCAGCAATCTGACAGCTGAGCAGAGAGCAGCTATTGATCAGAAATATGCAGCTGCAAAATATGCCATTGAACTCAAGAACTTCCAGGAGGTAGAGAAGATCAAGAAACAACAGTTTGAAAGAGACAAGGCTCTGAGAATTGCTCAGGTAGCAATCGACACAGCAACAGCTATCGTCAAAGGTATTGCTCAGTTTGGTCCTCCTCCATCTCCTGCGGGTATTGCTGCTATTGCATCAGCTGCTATCATTGGAGCTACGCAGATCGCTGCCATTGCTGCACAGAAATATCAATCAGGTACTGCTCCATCATTGAACACTGGGGGAGGAGGTGTTAGCGCAGGAGCAACAGCAGGACAGTTAGGAGGCAATGCTGCAAATGCTAACCTGAACACTCAGCAACAGAACACAGCTGAGCTGATAGGACAGAGCAACGAAGGCACTCCGGTATACGTACTCGAATCAGATATCACAGGCACTCAGAACAAGGTGGCTATGCAGAATAAGCTAAGCGTTTGGTGATGAACTCACGCTGCGCTTTCTGATTGAACCATGTGTCAGATGTGCTAAAAGATCCGTAAAGGCTCAGGAACTCCTGGGCCTTTCGTATGTCATTGGCTACCTTGAGATTCTCACCTGGCACATGATCGCATCCATAGTAATTCAGATACATGGATTTTATGAAATGATTATGATGCTTCCATGTGATGCGGTCAAATAGGCCGATGAGCTTGTCTGAATCCATGAGTACAGGCTGATGGCACTCAAAATTCATGATCGGTTTATCTACTGACTTTAAAAAATCTATTGTGTTCTGCATAGCTTCCTGATATGTAGGTGCATGACGTTCATTGATCTGCATCTCTCCATTGCTGAGGATGTTGTCAAAGCGAAAGTTTGAGCCAATAAAAAAGTCATCATTCATATAGCAGAAAGTACCTCCGAAATGCCAGGCAAAATGCATCATCTTGTTGGTCACATCGCAGCCTCTGATGGGCAGCGTGCTGATAGGCACATGAATTCCTTGAGGATGTGGATCTCCTATGACGTAGATCTCAGCATCCGGATCAAAGGATCTGAGCCATGCTATTGAATGAGACAGAACATCTACTTTGTTCTGTGTTTTGCGGTATGGATAAACGTATTTCATTGGAACAAAAATACATATTTCTATATATGAAAAGAGAACTCCCGGTATATGAGATATACATCGATCTCAATGAAGAGGATACCACAGTAGAATTCAATTCGCTTGTGGCAGATCCTGCGCATGAGATCAGCTATCAGACTTTCAGCAAAGCAAAAAGATATCAGTTCAATGAGGAGGAGCGAGTGATCACAGGTGTGGCTATCTCTGCTGATACTCCGATCTATAGATATGATGAGCAAAGCAATGAGGAGTACTATGTAGTGTTTACAAAGGAAGCTATCAAAAACATCATCGTTGACTATGCTCGCAGACAGAACTTTAACAACGTGAATTTGGAGCATAACTCGGGCAAAGTAGTTGAGGGAATCTACATGATCCACAGCTATCAAGTAGATGAAGAGAAAGGATTCACAAAGCCTGAGAGATTCCATGATGTAGCAAATATTCAATGCCCTTGAGGATCTGCGTAGTGTAATTGGAACAATTAAACATAATAAATAAACACAGTAAAGATGAACGAAAACTTCAAGAAAGTAATGGATGCAATCGCAGAGATGAAATCAATGTTCTCTACATCTACGGAGGATGTCACTGAGACGTCATTCGGAGAGGGAGTATTGATGGATGGTACTGCTATTGCATATGAAGGTGAACTTGCTGTTGGCACACAGGTATTTGTAGTTGCTGATGGTGAGCAGATCCCTGCTCCTGAAGGCACTCACGCACTTGGTGGCGAGTTTGAAGGGGTAAGCATCGTAACAGATGCAAGTGGAGTGGTAGTTGAGATCATTGATGAGCGTGCAGCTGAAGGCGAAGCAGCATCATCTGATTTTGAAGCTATCGACTCTGAAGAGATCCCGGCTGCTTTGGAAAAAGCGACAGAGGTATTGGCTGCTCAGCTTGGTTTGGAAATGGGCCAGGCGTATGATCTTGCTACGGCAGTGATCGCAGCTATCAACGAAAACAATGCTGCTCCTGTGGCAGCTGAATCAATGAGTGCTGAGCAAGTTGAATCAATCGTATCTACAAAGATGGAGGCATTCTCTAAGGTAGTCGAAAGCCTTGGTGAAATGATCCAGACTATTGTGAGCGACAATGAGACACTTCGCACAGAGATGAGCGCAATGAAATCAGAATTCGATGCATTCAAAGCAGCTCCATCAAATGGCACCACTGAGGGAGAGAAATTCTCAAGGGTTACGAGCAACCTGACAGCTCGACAAATATTTTTGAAATCTCAAATAAACAAATAAGATGTCATTAAAAAAATTCATCAAATCGAAATTTGACTATGACGTATTAGGACTTGCTGCATATGTAGATGAGCAAAGAGAAGACCTGATCACACGTTCAGTCACTGAAGCTAAAACGCTTCGCTATGTTACAATCCAAGAAGGAGTAAAAGGATCTCAAGAGATCAAACTTTTGGATGATTCAATCGTATACCAAGCTGGTGACTGCGACATGACTCCTGATGGAGACACTGTATTTACAGATCGCGCAATCGCTGTTGAGACTCTTGGGTACATGAAAAAATTCTGTCAGAAAGATCTTGACGGATTCTGGACTCAATTAGCTCTTCGCCCAGGTGCATCAGCTGAGGACAAGTCTTTGCCATTCGAGGCACAGATCACAAACTACCTTTTGCAACTTCATGCTCTTGAGCTTGACAAGTTGATCTGGAAAGGTAACAAAGTATCAGGCACAGGTAACCTTCAGTGGATGAACGGATTCCGTCAGTTCCTTACAACTGGTAACGGATGTGTTAACTTGAACACTTCATCTACTGCGAGCATCTCTTCATCGAATGCATTTGATGTATTCTATGAGTGCTTTGAAAACACTCCTGAAGCTGTTGCAGAATCTGCTGATTTTGTTTGCTTCACAGGACGTGAGAACTTCAACGCATTGATGAAGAACTTGGTAGACTTGAATTTCTTCCACTATAGCCCTGCACAAATTGCAACTATGGAAGAGATCATCGTACCAGGTACTGACATGCGAGTAGTGAAAGTACCAGGATTGAACGGATTGGATAACATCTACACAGGCCGTGCATCTCATTTCGTATTCGGAACAGATCTATCATCAGACTTCGATAACTACGACTTGTGGTATTCTCAGGATGATGATGTGATCTATGTACGTTCTAAATTCCGCGCAGGAGTTCAGGTACCATTCTTGGATCAGATCGGTGTGTGGAACGGAACAGGTTCACCTAACTAAGAAATAAACCGGGGGACTTCGGTCCCCTTTTTTCAAACTATTAAAAGAAAGAATCGTGAGCTGTAATATGACTACAGGATTTAATGACAGAACTTGTACCAACGGTAAAGGTGGTATTAAATCTGTTATTATTTTCCCACTTAGCGCAATCGCAACTGGACCTACTTTGACAAACAATGAGATCACAACATTGACTGTCACAGGTGAGGTATTCCAGTACAAGCTGAAAAGCAATCTGTCATCCTACACTGCACCTATTCGAGTAAACAAAGACAACGGAACTCTTTGGTATGAGCAAACTTTGAACATGATCCTGGCATCAGATACAAAGGAGCTTCGTGCTGAGATCCATTTGCTTGCTCAGAATGAGGTGGTTTGTTTGGTTGAAAAGGCTGATGGCAACTATGTTGCTCTTGGACTTGATGAAGGTTTACAGGTGAATGATGCATCTGAGTATACATCTGGAGTATTAAAGTCTGATCGTAACGGTCACACTATCGTACTCGCTGGCCTTGAAAACAACGAGGTTCCTGATGTTGCTCCTGGTATCATCACTACTTTGTTGACTCAGCAATCTCCGGCAGTTTAATCGCTGTTTTCCATCAATAGAAGGGAGAGGGTTTGCCCTTTCCCTTTTTTTGTAAATTAGCACTATGAAAATAAAAAAGGAACTGATTGGATCAAAGGTGAAATCACAGATACTGAATCGGTATTTCACAATAGAATTAGGCAAAGAGGAGTTCTATATTCAGATAGGATTGCTTCATATCTTTGAGCCTTCGGAGTCAAAAATTAAAATGATCAAGAAAGATGCTGAGACTGGAAAGAAATCAGACAAGCACAATGATAGTGACAGTGACAGAGCTCAAGACTCTGACAAGTCCATATTGGCTCTTTGAGTTTATGCATGAGCAATCATTTGAAAAGGT